ACGAACAGACTGTGATTTTAGGATTAATTGAGTATTTAAGAACAGCCTCAGATCATTCTCTCACGATTGACCAAAAGGAACAAGCAGACTGGTTTATGTTCTGTTCAGATTGGGTTAAAACACAATACGAAAAAGCTGGATATCAATATCAATCAGGAAACACTAGCCCAGCTGGTTCTTGGTTCAATAACCAAAATGAAGCCGCGGATCAAAATTAACCACATAGAGGAACTTTATGACAGAAGTTAACCAGCAGGAAATACCGGTAGTTATTACGTATCCTGTTTCCATATACGACATACCCCTAGAGTCACTGGACACCAAGGAAAACATGCTTGCCAAAAACAAGGGCAAGGTAACCATGGTTGTCAACGTTACTGGTGAATGCGCCAACTCCGCTCAGTACAACCCTATTCAGGACCTGTACGACAAGTATAAAGACCTTGGATTTGAAGTAATCGCCGTACCAAGTACGGATTTCTGTGATGATGCCTACGGGTCATTCAAGGAATCAAATGCAAGCCCCATGCTCATGAGAAGCCACATGAAAGAACTTTACAAAACCGATTTGCCTTTTTCGGAGATGACAGCAATTGTGGAAAACTCAGAAACGGGTCTACCTGTCCACCCGTTCTACAAACTTATGCAAGAAGGAACCGACCCGATTCAAGGAAATTTTGAGAAATTCATCATTAGTCGCGATGGTACAAAAGTAGTTCGTTATTGCAATTCGGACCTTCTCGATCTAGCGTTCAACGCAGGAGCCAGAACCGTAGACTCACACAGGGCCTTGCAGGAGATTACAAAAACAATTGAGGACTTTTTGCATGAGTAAGTTGACCCTACTAAAAACAACCCAAAACCCACCAGCGATCCGACAGTCAAGAATTAATCGTGACTGGATGGATGACACACACAAGAAACATGCATACCAGTGCCTACCAATGACGTATGCAAATGTTTACGGCTGGGAGCTTCAGCTAGCGCAGACTGTTGTTGTCAAATGGAATGGTGGAAATGTCCCACCAGAAATACTTGAAGGTCAGATGCTTGGGAACTGGGCAGTTGCTCAATCAAGCATTATTGGAATGGTTTCATTCTCTACTGGTTATGCCTTCAGAACCGAGGATGGTTACGAGACAAGCATTGGTGGATCGCCCAACTATTTTGTTGACGGAGCAGAGCCATTATCTGCAATAATCCCATCAAGTTGGTGGCCTGATGAGTTCCAGATGAATTGGAAGATAAACAAGATAGATGAACCTGTTGTTTTTGAGGCAGGAATGCCGATTATGTTTTTCTCTGTGTTTGACTCATCCGTTATGAACGAAGTGACAATTGAGACAAAGTCCTTATGGGACGACAATGCTTTGATTGAGAGTAGGTCAAAGTATGGTGCATTGAAGATGAAGAACAACCAAGAAAAACCTTGGACCTGGACAAAGGGAATCAAGACGGGGGTGGACGCAGACGGGAATCGTATTGGTCCTGCATTTACCGGTTTACCCAAGCTCAGCGAACCGAATAGTTAAAAGTGGCTCAAAGCGTCGACATAGTCAGAGTTTCTGCCCGCATAGATCATATTGAAAATGTTGATTTTGTCGAGATTTGTGAAAATTCACTTAATTTGTCGCGCATTTTTGAAGACGCGCCGCTGGGTTCGTATGAAAAATCCGTAATTGGTTACCCTTTCTATACTTCTCCAGACACCGACTGTTACAGAAATCTGAAAGAACAGATAGAAAAGAAAGCAAACGAAGTTCTACCAATAAAAGTCAAGGTATATGAGACCTGGGTGGCGATCATAGAACCAGGTCAATCGGTTGCTTACCATACGCATTACAAAAACAGCCATGTTGTTCCAGAAAATCACTGGAGTGGAGTTGTGTTCGCAAGCGCGGGAGAAGGCTGCTCCAACTTGGTGTTACACGGGTATGCACTAAACCGTATTGAATCTTTTGTCTCAATAAGTCCTGAAGTTGGAAAAGTTGTATTTTTCAATTCCTTTGTCCCACATTTTACAACCGTCAACGACTCTGGGTCTAGGAGGGTAACGATTAGCTTTAATTTGTGGCCCATAGATTGCGATTCGGATGAATTCCCAAACAACCATAAAAAAGCACCAGATAATTACGGAGAACCAGAATGAGTGATATTTCAAGGGAAAAGGCAAAATCGTATTTAGAAAAATCTATTGCAACACTCGAAAAAATACTGGGGGTTGACGCAATGTCTCTTGAAGAAATCCCCGTAGACCCTTCATCCGCAATTTACGATTCTTACTTTTGTTTACTGCACGAAGTAAGCGCTTATAGAAAACTGTTGTCCTATGACAAATAACCAGCATCTTGGAATAGATCCTGTTGATTACGTGGTGTTTGATAACTCTGATATCCAATGGGACAAACACAACGAACAATGGGTGGTGGCTGGGAAAACCAATGCTTTTTGTCACCTACACACCCCTTCGACTAACCCCTCACCCATTACAAAGCACCTACTATGGGATGCGCCGGATGATATATCTGGCTCCGACACTGCAAAAAAGTATGACAACCATGATGTTCATGGGTATTATCTTGATGAATTTTTCGCCTATTTGTACATTCTCGGGTACTCAGAGGATCAGTTTTCAAGTTTGACCATAGATGAAATTGTGAAAAAAGTAAGGGATACATATAAGTACAAACATGGCGAACCGTCCGACCTAGCTAGTCAGGTGTACATTAAAAGAATGAACATTGCAATGCTCAGGGGAATACGTAGGTCAAATTACGGGGTACAGGTAACCAGAGATGGAAGATAAATTCAACAGAGCGCATCTTGCCGACCTGTTTTCCAATACGCAAAGTTATGTAGAATCCTTTCCTGGTAGGTACTACAAACACACATCAACAGTACTGGCGAATCATACAAAAGAGATTCCATTTGATAGACGGAATATAGCCACTGGTGGTGTTGACTTGTCAATATTTCCTTGGGAAATGTTCGCTGACACCAACGAGAAGGTGTTGAAATCATATTCGATATCACAAGTTTTTCACGACCTCATATACAAACTAAAGAATCCGAAAACTGTGCTTTTTTGCAATGCGAGTTACTCAAGCACGGCGATAATCCAACAGTGCGAAGACCCTGGGGTAAACGTAACCATACTGAATGGTGTCGCACTTGACCATTTTGAAAAGTGCGTGAAAACAGTGAATAGTCGATTTTCAAACATCAACTATGAAGTTTTGTCAATTCAAGATTTATATAGCAGCAACTCCACCAAGTTTGACATGATTGAAATATGGGGAAACCAGCTTGACACTCTATTCTCCGATGTCAGCACCTATACGTCGCTCCTGAATGAAGATGGTGTATTGCTCATCAACGACACTTCGGATTGGGCGTTCTTGTATGATAACAATACCCAGGCACACCCGATGCATGAATTGCATGAGCATCTGAAAGCGGATGATTCCGTATACGTATACCATGTACCAGTGCACTATGGATTTACGGTTGTAGTGAAAAAATGAAGGTATTAGATAATGCCATAACTGATAAAAAATTACTGACCGAAATCAGCAACGATACATCGTTCTTTCCTGAGTCAGTAGGAGACAAACCGCAAGTCAACTACGAGATACACGAGTACCACGATCCAAAGGCAACCCATTATTCCCCATATATGTTTTGGGATGGTTGGTGGAATTCCCCTGCCACCACGCTTAAAAAAAGGGTAATCCAAGAACTCTGGAAAGATAACCTGCCGATCCCAGAAAAAGAAATATGTGGATTTGAGTATTGGACAAAAACATTCAAACCAGGACAATACTTATCACCACATGTAGATGAGGATTCACACCTGTATAAGGAGTCACAAGTATTCAAGGGGCCGTTGACCGGGTGTGTTTACTACCCAGATTCAGAATCGGTTAACGGTGGTTTCCTGGAGATACATGAGCACAGAATCAACGATGGGGAAATTTTTGCTTTAGAGCAGGGGGCGCTTGATGGTGTTTTATCCCCAATAGAGAACCGCGAGCGAATCGCATATAAACCGAATAGATTAATAATTTTCGATGCTGGTCATGTCGTGCACAACACAACCCCTGCCATTAGCGGAACCCGCCATGTCCTTGTCGTAAATGTATGGGCCGACGACAGCAAACCACTAGCATTATTCAATAATGGTTTCTACATGGAGGAATAGATGAACTCAGAAATTCAGATTGACAATTTGGGCGACCCCAAGCTTGGGATGTTCATATACAGAAACATGCTCAGTAAGGATATGGATTTAGTTAATCGTCTTGAAGCATGCATTGGGGACAGCACAAAACCACCGTACATGTGGATGGAGGCACTTGTCGGCGACGCTCAGAAGATGCCAGATTACCGAGATTGTGTTGATTGCAAGATGAGTGACGGACACATCGCCAATATCCCTGAAGAGTTTATTGACTTAAAGAACATCTACTTAGAAACAGTAGAAAAACTAAACACATGCCTTGGTCACTACCAGAGTATTTACAACATAGATATGAAGTATAGGGAAGCAATAAATTACGTGAGGTACAAAGAAGGTCAACACTTTGCTGTTCATGCAGACGCTGGATTTTCATATAGCTGCACTTTGTCGTCGGTTATGTACCTAAACGATGAATACGAAGGCGGAGAACTATGGTTTCCATTCCTCGACCTAACACTAAAACCATCCTATGGAGATATAGTGCTTTTCCCATCAACATACATTTATGCTCATGCATCAAAAAAGATAACATCTGGGATAAAGTACTCTGCTGTAACAATGTTTGACTGGAATGACAGAACGCACAGGGATCATGGAACTTCTTATTAAGGCCCACACACCATTCGGTGACGAGAATTATGACTTCTTTGCCGAGGTTGGCGCACCTGCGCGTGTATCGTTTAGGGGGAATACGGTAGAAATACCCGAATATCTTTTGTTTGATAATGAATTCTATGCAAAGTTCAATACCGATATACCAATTACAACCTCTGTTGTTCTGTGTATCAAGTACAACGAAGATATGTCTGAACAGAATTGCTATGTAACAATTGGCGATTATGTATCCATCCCTTTGACAGTGAGTAAAAAATGAGTGAGTCCATCTTTGACATCAAAATAGCATCGCTTGATGGGTCTCTAGACCTGATGTCGACGGTGCGCGGAAATGTATGCCTATTTGTGAATATCTCATCTAAGTGCGGATATTCTCCGACATGCAGCAGGCTCTGGTCCTATGCGCGCACAGCAAAAGTATTATGGGAATTACAACAGGTACACGAAGAGTTTTTTGACCGTGGCTTCAGGGTGGTGGGGTTTCCATCCAATGACTTCGGTGGCATGGAACCAAGAGAGAATGAGGAAATACTAAAGTTTGTTAGAGACAATTATCCGTTTGTGACATTCCCTATAAGCGAAAAGATAAATGTAAATGGGGTTGAAGAACACCCAATCTATACATTCATCAAAGGGCCAGAGCGTAGGAACTTCAGTGACAACATGGCGGACACGTCTGACTCTGCAAGAAAGGGTCAAAATCTAGCAATGCAGGCAATGATGCGGATCCCACACAACTATGAGAAGTTTTTGATTAGCAGGGAAGGAACGCGCATCGGTCGGTTTAACTGGCAGGATTCACCACTCGCTACAGAACCTCTTGTGTTTGGTGCTGGGTGGACAATCAGGGAAGCGATTTCAGGGGTAGTTTAATGCCGTATGAGTTTGAGAATCTAGGCAGTGGTGTCGTTGTATTCAAGAACATTATTGATGTTGATCAAGATTTTTTAATACCGTACCTTGCTGAACTCCACAAGAAAGTTGTTGAAGAAGATTTTACAATTATTCACAACGAAGACGGGGAAGCCCTTTACGCCGTCAACAGGTCTGGTCATCGTTATGAATTGTCCACCATCAACGATGTGAATAGAATTATGGGCTTTGCCACAGAAGACCAAGAGAGTAAAGAATATAAGTTTTTTCAAAATTGCGAATCCGAAATATATCAATGCCTAATTAGGTACGTTGAACAATATCCACTTGTGCTCCCTTCTCTTTGGTGGAAAGAACAGGGCCATGTCGTTGCTTATAGCCAAAACAGCGCTATGGGTTTCCACTCCGACAATGATGTCAACTACCAGCCTGGCGCAGTTCCAGATCTTCAATTAGCGACAAGGCATGTGGTCGGCTGTATTCTTTACTTCAACGACTCTGTAGATAATGTTGACGAGATAAAGAAGTATGAATTCACGGGTGGGGAGTTGGATTTCAGCTATCTAGATGTTTGCTATAAACCCAAAAGTGGTGACATAGTGTTTTTTCCTTCAAACTATATGGCTTCCCATAAAGTGAAAGATGTCAAAAATGGCGCAAGGTATGCCTATATTTCTTACTTCTCCCAAGGATCGCCTGATGTAGAGCGAGGGATAAATCCAGCCGTCAGTCTGACAACTGTTATGTCTGGTCAGGTTTGGATACCACAACTTTTCTCTGATTACAAAAACTACATTACCGAAAAGTATGGGGACGATTTAATACAGGATAGCCATCAACACCTAACATTGCCGTTTGCTAGGGTGTCTGATAGCAGTGGGACCCAAGCGGAGGTATTGCGTGAAAAGTCAAGAAATACGATTCAATGATGTAGAGCCAACCCACCTAGGCGGTGGGGTTGTTCTGTTTAGGGATGCTATATCGTTTGATTCTGACTGGGTGGTTGATTTTGCCGAAGAACAGATAAGCAAAGAACGAGCATCAATGTACACACCAACTACAGACCCAGAAACTGGGAAGCCTGCGTATGTGAACAAAAGCGGCTATCTGTTTGGTGCGGATGGAATTGACACAATGCCTCGGCGCGGTTCTGCGATACATAGAACCGAGCGAAAAGATGTGCTTGATTTTTTGGGTTTCGTTGAGCGAGCGAAGGACAAGTATCTTCTGAAGTATTTTGTTTTATTCCCGCTTGCGTACAAGAATGTTTGGTGGAAGGTGAAAGGTCATCTAGTTGGGTACTCGACCGACCACGGCGGAAGCTACCTTGGCAGTCACTCCGATACAAGCGCCAACTACTCGTACGGCCTGCCTCATCCGGCAGATCAATTGGCGACCAGAAACACAATATCTGCTATTGTTTATTTTAACGATAACTTTACTGGTGGTCATCATTACTTTAACTATCTTGATATTGACTACAAACCACATGCTGGTGATATTTTGATGTTCCCATCCAACTATATTGCCTCGCATGAAGTAAAACCAATTGAGAGTGGGAGTCGTTATTCTTATTTGGGTTGGTATTCTCACGGTACGCCAAACATAGAGGTCAATGAATCCGTGTGCGACCCAAACCTTGATCCCGAGTTGGAGAGTATTTCTACAAATGTTTACATGCCAACACTCAGGCAGGACTTGAGGGAGTATTTGATTAAGTCTAATGTTGACCGTAGTTCACATTTATTTCAGCTAGTAGAAAATACAAACTCATGATAATTACGCATATGGGAAACGGCATTGTCACATTTGATAATGCGCTGGTTATTGATGACAATAACCTGCAAAAGTTTATCAACTCAGTTGAAGCAACAGGACAAAATCAAATAATCAAGGATGGCGATGACTTCATTCTCACGGATGGGAAATACAGAATTCCCTCAAAGGATGTTGAGTTGACGCCAAAAAGGTTTACAGAACTTTACAAACTTGAAGAAAAAACAGATGTTGATTTTATAGAAAAAATCAAACAGACGATTATTGCCTGTCTTGTCGAATACTGCAAGATATTCCCTGTTGTGATAGAAAATATTCGATGGATGACCAATGGCTACATAATTAAATACGAAAATGGTCAATACATCGGGCCGCACTCTGACTGCAATATTGCCTACCAAGCAGACGGGGTGACCCCACTGAACACTCTGCCAATGCAAAACATTTTGACATGCGGTCTTTTTCTAAACGACAACTTCACTGGTGGTGAGCTCTACTACAGGCCCTGGGGTATAACAGCAAGACCACGTTCTGGTTCTGTCGTGATTTATCCGTCTTCGTACCTCGGTTGCCACGAAGTCTTTCCAGTTACTGATGGTACAAGATACGCATACCTTTGTTGGCTTGGTCATGGAGACATACAGGATTCATCAACTACAAAAATTTTTGAAACAGTGAACAGTCTGGGTTTGGTTAATAGCCAGCAAAAAAATGTACCGGTTGGAATAGTTTCTAAATAGAAAGTTCATTCCCTCTAGCATGGTTGTCAGCCACAACATCTAACGGATTATATTTTTTCTTTAAACCATCATTTCCCTCAAGTGTTCTATTTTGGTAAAGAGGGTTTGGTTTTCTGAACAGATCGTCTACTTCTTTCCCCTGTTCTGAGTATGCACAATATCGCTTGTAATCATCAAAAATTGAATCAACCCAATGTGGTTCGCACCATGAGAGAGCATCGTTCGGTTCACGTATGAATATGAGATTTTCCTCTTGTGAGCTACCCTGTGACCAAAACTCAAGATAGGAGTACCGTCTTCCATTAACCACTGTCTTGACACCATGGGTCGCAATATAGTTTGTTGGGAATATGAAAATGTCACCAGTTTTTGGTTTTGTCTCTATATCCAAATATGGAAAAAACAACTCCCCACCAACATAGTTCGACCCATCGTATTCTTCTTCGGAAACACAGTCATTTACATACAATAGAACAGCGACAACCTGCCTAATTTGCGCTTGACCTTTAGGGATATATCTTTGACCATTTGTTGACCTAAAATTGCTGTCGTTATCATTATGTACCCCTAGGTAGTCGTTTTCGTCGTATCTGATGATATGACCCCTATTTCTCCACCACAGAGTTCCAAGAACCATTGGAAATTCATCTATATATCTCATCAAACATTTATATATTGAATCTTCCCATGACCTAAATAATTCAACCATCTCGAATTCGGTGTTTTCTGTTACTGGTTCTAAAACACGAACCGGAACATCCTCAATCTGTTCGAGCGCAAATTTATTACCGTCTTCGTTGGTTGCATACGTTGTACCCGAATCATCTTTGTGGTATGTCCATCTCTGCTCGTGGGCTTTCTTGACATTCTCATCACACCACGCAGTAATCTTTTCTTGGTTTATTTGTACGGCATTTGGGAATCGGATTACCCCTCCACCAAGATTTTCCATAGGCATTCTCATTATTTCCACAATTGCCTGTTTGTCAATTTCTGGCGTTGATCCGTAATATGGGCTATTGGTATTCATCTGTTCCCTTTTGCAATTCGTGCCATGTGTTATATGCGTGCATGTGAAGCAGAAGTCTCTGCGGACTTGTCAGTGGGCTAAAAAAAACTTTTCTTTCTCCGCGAGTCACCATCTTTACACCATGAATGTACTCATGACCACCTGGGAAGAGGATCAGTTGTCGTGCTTTGGGTTTGATAACCAAATCCCGCCTAGGGAAGTGAAGTTCTCCACCATCAAAATCATCGTTGAGGTACAGGTTGGCTGCTACTTCTATGAGAACCGGTGTGTTGAATTCACTTGGGGAGTATCTTGGCATGAAGTCAACGATGTTTTGATTTTCTGATTCGCAATCGGCGTGGGGGTCGTGGTCGTCACCTACACGAAACCTCTTGTAATACGGTGTTAGCCTTTGAACCAATGTGCGACCAAATGTTTCTGACGCAAGCTCCATGATTTTTTTGCCATAGATAGCACCTAGGGGGTGGGTCGTTTTTTCATCCCACTCTGACAGACGTCGTTTGACTTCTTCGCCATATGCTCCAGTAAGAATAACTGGTCCTTTATTGAACTGTTCCAGAGGCACGACCCACGAATAGTGTGATTCCCATACAAACTCTTCTTCATGAAATCTGATTAGTTCCGAGGCATCTTCCTCTGTGATGAAATCATCAAATACATAAATGTGTTCATGCCCAAGGTACGTCACGTGTCGCCCCTTAATCTTCTTTTGTTATTTTTTCTGCTATGTGAGTTCCACCGTACTGAGTGACGCATCTATTTTGGAAAACAGGGTTAGACCCAGGCTCTAGACTGGCGTTCCATCTATCACTCCATATCGAGTATGGTGATTTACAGTATCTTTCGTAATCATCGTAAATACTGTCAAACCAAACTGGTGGACACCATTCAGTGCTTTGGCTGCTCTCAACGATTCTTATGTTTGCGGGTTCATCGTTAGCGCCTTGCCCAAAGAAGGTCAAGTAAGCGTACCTAACACCACCCTTCATTTTGGTAACCCCATGCGAAACCATGTAATTAGTTGGGAATATTACGATGTCGCCTTTTCTTGGTTTGTACTCAACTTTTATATACGGAAACATCAAAGACCCACCAGCAAAATTTGTTCCATCTAATTCTTCTGCGGTGTCTACAGAATCATTGAAATAGGCAAGAGCACCAGCAGTCTGTCTTGATGCAACCATACCTTTTGGGATGTATCTAACCCCGTCGGTTACTTTGTAGTTGGTGTCATTGTCTTGGTGCCACCCCAAAATCCCTTTACCTTCATAGCGGAGAATGTGTCCACGAGCCCTCCACCAAAGGCTTCCCACAACAAGAGGGAACATATCCACGTATCTAATCAGGCACTTATAGATAGTGTCTTCTAGGCTGACAAAGTAATCAGTTATTTCTTTGGGTGTCGTTTCGTTGACTGGAGAAAGTATGCGAACTGGGGCATCTGGTACATCTTCAATTCTGTATCTAAACCCATCTTCATTGATTCCGTATTCAACACCGTCGTCTCCTGTTACGTACTCCCATCGATCTTCGTGGGCTTTTTTTGCAGCCGAGTCAATGTGTTTCAAAACATTTGGGTCAACATTGAATACATTTCTAAATACCACCAAGCCATGCCCAAGGTCATCAATCTGAAACCTGCTTATTTCAAGAAGTTCATCTTCTCCAATTTTGGGGGTCGACGGAAATTTCATATTTACCATTTTTTTATCGGACACTCTGCATTTTTGAGCTTGACTTTTAATGGCATAACACAACCACACTGCTTACACTGTTTTGTTAATTTCATAAACTCAGGGCATTCCAGGCATAATGCATAACGATCTAGTGCTACCTGTTCATCGGTATTATGTGCTTGTTTATCAAAAATGTCCCACGGTCTAGTTGAACCAACCCGTTTTTTATATTCTTGCCATGCGTTACTCACTGTGGCTCCTTTTGAAACAATAAAAAAACAAATATTTGACTGGTCGTTTACTCGGGGAGAATAAAGTTTGTCCCATCATAAGTTACTTGTCCGTATGGTACAGGGATGGTCATGATCCTGTCAAGTTCGCTTTGGGTAATTGGGACGATTGTCGGGCTTGAACTAAATGCAGCGACAACACCTTCTAGCTGGTTTTCAACCGAGTGCAGATGTGCTAGTTCGTTGTCCACGACTATTGCAAACCATGTTACCGATGTATCATTTGGCATCTTTTTTCCTTATCTATGTTGTTTTGTTTTTACGCTGGACCGCAAACTGGGCTTCCAGGACCAGACGAGTTTCCAGGGCACGAACTATACACTTCATTGCCACAGGCATCGGTGCACTTTCCGCCTGAATATGTGGTCGTGACTGTCGTTTCGTATAGGCAACCAGAGTTACAACCTGGAAGGAAGCAAGTGCTCGTTTTTGCTCCACGAACAGTGCTTGTTGTCGCAGTACAAGCAGGAGGCGTACATGCGGCAACAAAACACGGCGGGAAGAACGGTGGAAAAAATGGTGGGAAAAACGGAGGGAAGTATGGCGG